CCCAAGAGCCTACGTTTGCTGCTGTTGCGGATAACTGCATTATTGATAAAGAAGGCAGGGTAGCCTCTCGAAAAGGGTATGAGCTTTTAACAACAAGCTCCACTCCTTTAGGAACATCTGACGGGATTGAGAAGATTCATCAATTCAGGGATTCAGGTGGGAATCAGGTTATCTTCTCTGCTGGGAATAACAAGATATTCTCAGGGACTACTACACTAACAGATGAGACCCCTGGGTCTTATACCATTACTGCTAATAACTGGAAGATGGTAAATTTCAATGACTCTATTTACTTCTTTCAAAGAGACTACGAGCCTTTAGTCTATTCTAATTCCTCTGGCAATGTTGAGGAGATGTCATCGTTAGGAACATCGGCAGGTACTCCTCCTGAAGCTAATGAGTGCATTTCAGCTTTTGGTAGGTTGTGGGTTGCTGACTTTGTTTCAGACAAGTCCACTATTTACTGGTCTGATCTATTGAGCGGTGAAGTGTGGTCTGGGGGTTCTTCAGGATCCATAGACATTAGTAAGTTATGGCCTAACGGATACGATGAGATAGTCGCTTTAGCTGTTCATAATGGTTTTTTAATTATCTTTGGGAAGGAATCAATCATTATTTACGAGGGTGCTGATTCACCCTCTACAATGACTTTGGCGGATACCATATCCAATATAGGCTGTGTATCGAGGGATGCAGTAGTTTCTACGGGTAAAGATTTAATCTTTTTAGATAAGTCTGGATTGAGAAGCCTTGCTAGGACTATTCAGGAGAAGTCCTCACCTATTGGGGATATCTCAAAAAATGTCAACAACGATGTCAAAGTTCTAACAGCGGCCGAAACAGGGAATATCAGTTTACACTATTCTCCTAAAGAAGCCTTTGTGTTACTAAACTTCCCATCTACACAGACTGTGTACTGCTTTGATACCCGATTTCCCCTTCAGGATGGGTCATACAGAGCGACTACATGGACATCTATTAAAGCTTTATGTTTTGCCAATGATATTGACGATACAATGTATGTAGGTGTCTTAGGTGGGATAGGTGAGTATAAAGGTTACACAGATGATACTAACTCATTTCAGTTAAGTTACTTCTCTCACCCGTTATCTTTTGGGGATAGCTCAAGGCTTAAATTCCTTAAGAGCATTAATGTAATTACCTTTGATGGCGCTGAATCCACTGTAGTTTTGAATTGGGCCTACGACTATACAACAGATTACAAAAAGCAAGCCTATATCTTACCTGATAGTAATGTAGGTTTATATAACGTATCAGAGTTTAACACATCTGCCGAGTATTCCAATGCTGGTACCTTGGTTAACAGGAAGAAGATTAACACTTCAGGATCGGGAATTGTGGTTGCTGTAGGTGTTGAATCTACAGTAGACGGAAGGTCAATAGCCATACAACAGCTAAACATACAGGCATTACTTGGAAGGATAGCATAATGTCCAATTACACTAAGACAACTAACTTTGCTGCTAAAGATGCACTTGTCTCGGGCAATCCTGCCAAGGTTATTAAGGGCACCGAGATTGACTCAGAATTTAACAACATTGCTACCGCAGTGGCGACTAAATCAGACTCAGGTTCCCCGACATTTACCGGGACTCTGACGGCTGATAATCTAACTGTTACCGGAACGTTCTCTGGTACAGTTGATGGGGGTACATACTAATGGCTGATGGTTTTTTTCAAAGTTTAGGCTCCTCTATAGGCAACTTCCTAAGCAACCCTGTAGCCCCTGTCGTGGGCGCTGTGGGCGAATCTATACTAGCTGGTAGGGGAATATCAGATATTGAGGCAATGCGTGAGGCGGCCCTCACAGGGCTTGTAGGAGCGCCTCAGTTCCCCCAGATGGAAGGTGGCCTGATTGGGGAAGTTGGAAGGCAGTCTCAATTCAGACCCTTTACGGTAAGGGGTACTACTGTTTACGGCCAACCTTCTAGTGCAACTGTTTCAGCCACCGGCACTGAATTGGCCCTAAGCCCTGAAGAAGCCCAATTACAAAGGACTCTAACAGGTTTTGGTCAGCAGGCTTTTGGCATGTTGGGCGACCCCCTTCAAAGACAGCAAGAGCAGACTAATATCATTAATATGCTCACTCAGGATCCTTCCCAAAGGGCAATGAGAGAGCAGGATATTTTTAATCGCCTCCAGGCTATGCAAGCCCCTGAGACAGAAAGGGCGCGATTAGGGCTAGAGGAAAGGCTGTTTACTCAAGGTAGGGGTGGAGTAAGAACCTCTATGTTTGGTGGTACTCCTGAGCAACTTGCTTTGGAAAAAGCCATCCAAGAGCAACAATCCCGTAATGCTGTTTCTGCTATGGAACAGGCCCGACAGGAACAAGCCTTGCAGTCTCAGCAGACTCTCCAGGGTTTGGGTGAGACAAGGGCAAGATTGGGTCTTATGGGTCAGCTTGGATTAAGTGCTATTCCTACTGCTTACGCTCCGCAACAAGAGCTTCTCAGAACCCTTGAGCCTCAACTCGCGGCATCCAGGATTGCTGCTGCTCTACAGGCTGGTGGGTTTGAAACAGGTGCTAGACTGGCTCAAAGCGCCCTTGAGACTCAATTACAATATACAGACCTTGCCAGGGCTTTGCGGCAGCAGCAGTACCAAGGATTGTTTGATTTGCTGGGGTCTAGCATGAGGCAGCAACAGTCCCCCACAATTACTACACAAGATTTAAACCTCGATGCCCTTCGCGGCGCACTGGGTCTTTGATTAGGAATTTATAATGGCTATCAACATACAATCATTATTCAGTGACATCATTGAAACCCCTGCTCAGAGACAGGAAAGGTTGATGATGGAGGGTGTTCTTCAATCTCGTCAAATCACTGGCGGGATTACTAATCCTATGGTCCCCACTGCTCTAGCCTCTACAATCGCTCAGAGAGCGCCTCAGAGACAAGAAAACATTAGGCGGTCTGTAGGTGGGCTTTTGGGTTTGGACGTCAGGACGGACTCTGAGAGGGTTCAGGAAGCTCTATCTGGTGTAGACCCCTCTAACCCTGAATCCATCCTCCAGGCCGCTCAAATGATCGGTAATATGGGTCTGGGTGCCCAGGCTGCTCAGATGCGTCAGATGGCTGCTGAATTATTGGCTTCCCAAAGTCAGGCAATGCAGAAAGCAACTAGGGCAAATAACATTATTCGCTATGCTCAGGGATTGGTTTCAAATAATCCAGAGCTTGTTGACTTGATGCCTAATCTTGACCCAGAAACCGCCCTTGATGTAGCTAAAGAATACGTTGATGCCAACAAGGACCCGGATAGAAGCATATTTCTTGAAACCATCACAACAGAAGATGGAGAAAGAAAGCTGGTAATGTTTGACAGAAACGATCCTGACTTTAGAAGGGATATTGAAACGCTCGCGCCACAAGAAGAAGAAATAGAAATTAGCCCTCTTTCAAGTTCTGAGCGTGAAATTTATAAAATGCAGCTTGAATCTGTTGATGAAATGAAAGATTTAAGAGGCGTTGGAATTACTAGATTTAGAAAAGTTGATGACGCAGTTATATATGACAGGCTTGCTAGGGTTCGCTCTGAAAACCCAGATATGACTCCCAGAGAGCATGTTGAAATGCTTGCTAAAGAACTGCAAGAAGAATTAGATAACGCAGAATCTTCTGAAATACAAGAGGCTCAAAAAATAGCTGGAACAATGCAAAGTAATGGAGTTGTTAATCAAACTGACATTGCCAATATAGAAGCATTGGCAGAACAGGCAGCCGCTGCAAGACAGGCAGCAAGTGCGCGCAGAAGGCGCGCTGGTAGACGATAATGGTTGACTTTACAAAGCTTAGCGAACAAGACTTTAATGCCCTTGCTGAAAAGAGATATGACGATATTTCTCAAGAGGGAATGTCTATTCTTCAAGGAGAGACTCAAGAAGATCCTTCTTTTTGGGAAAGCTTTAGTTATGGCTTTGATAAAACAGATAGCGATATAGGAAATGCTGCGACATGGCTAGAGAGCAGAGTCCCTTTAGGGAAAATAGATTTTTCTTTTGAGGACGGCTTTTCTTATTATTCTCCGGAGGAAATATACGGAGAAGATTTTATGAGGGCTTCTCCAGAAGTCAGAAGGCAAGTTCTCAACATAGCCAAACAAAAAGAGCTTGAACAAAAATATCCTCGTTTAAGCCAGATGGATTCTATTCCTGGTATTGCTGATGAGCTTGGGGTTGTTACTGGGGCATTGGCCTCTCCAACAACTTTAATTCCAGCAGGCTCAAGCATGAAGGGAATGGCGGCTATTGGCGGTATACTTGGGGCAGAATACGTAGCACTTGAAAACCTTGCCAAAGAAGGTGCTATTGACCCAGAGCAAGTAGTTGTGGGCGCGGCTGTTGGGGCTGTCGCAGCGCCTGCTGTCGGTGCGGTTCTTAATAGAATATCTCCCTCAGGAGGACTATCAACAGATTCAAAATACCGTAATCAATCGTCTCGGAATTGATAAGCAAGCCCTAGACGACATTATGATTAAATCTGATGTAAAGCTAAAGATACCCTCAGTAGAAGCAGCCAAAGGTATTTTGGAAATGAAGTCGGCTGCACTAGATCCAGTTGCGGCAAGGGCATCATCTTCTTTTGTTGATAATCTTTTGGGAACACTGTCAACCAGAGTAAAGAACATATCAGAGGAGGCGTTTAGTAGACTAAGACGCCTTGAGTATAACGTTCATGTAAACACTAAGAAAAGAATGGACGAAGTAACTCCGTTCTTTAAAACAATTTCTCAAATACCAGATGTTGAAAAGCGATCTTTAACAAGAAGCCTATATAACGGCGACTTTGATGATGCTCTTTCGGTTATAAAAAAATATGGCTCTGATGGTTCTGAGTTTGCTCAGGTACAAAAGACTCTGAAAGAGATTTTTGATGAACTTAAAGAAGCTGGATATAAAGACTTGGGGGAGATAGAAAACTATTTCCCAAGAAACGTAAAAGACTATAGGTCTCTTTTGGAAAAACTTGGAGCTAACGAAAGGGGCGCTATTGAGAGTGCGTTGCAAGCAAGAGCAAAGCAACTAAAGGTAAGCACAAAGAATCTTCCAGAGAACGAAAGAATAAATATCATCAATCAAATACTAAGAGGCAGGCGTCATTATCTTTCAGAGGGTAAGATATCTTTTGCAAAGAACAGAAACATTGCCCGTATTAATGAAGAAATACTGGATGAATATAGCGGCCCAGAAGAATCTCTAGCACTTTATATTAGAAAAGCAGTAAACGATATCGAGAAAAGAAAGTTTTTTGGCAGAGACAATGCTGTTGATAAAGGTGTTTTGTCTTTGGACCTAGACAATTCAATAGGCAACTTTGTCGCTAGAGAAATAGATAACGCTAAAATATCTCCATCAAGAGCAGATGAGCTGTCAAGCCTTCTTGATGCTAGGTTTAACATGGGCGAGGCTTCTGCAAACAAGATAATACAAGACATAAGGAATATAGGGTACTCAACAACTATTGGTAACCCCATATCTGCACTAACCCAGGTTGGTGATATTGGCATGTCTGCTTATGCCAACGGATTTAGAAACACCATATCTTCAATGCTCGGCAAGAAAAAAGTTAGCATGGAGGATCTTGGGC